CTGCGCGGCACGGGCGCCAGCGCGTGGCTCTGGGGCGGCGCGGGGCTTCTGGCGGCATGGAACGTGGTCGCCAGCATCGGCGCGGCGGCGAGGGAGTGAGAATGAGGATACTCGTCGCCTGCGAGGAATCGCAGGCCGTGACCTCGCTCCTGAGGCGGGGGGGGGCACGAGGCGTACTCGTGCGACCTCCTGCCGACGAGCGGCCTGCATCCCGAGTGGCACATCCAGGCTGACGCATTGGAGGTCGTGAAGATGGAATGGGACATGGTTCTGGCCTTCCCGCCATGCACGCACCTCGCGGTGAGCGGCGCCCGCTACTTCGAGGAAAAGAAGCGAGACGGCAGGCAGGACATGGGCATCGGCTTCTTCAAGGCTTTCACGGCGCTGGACCACGTGCCACGGGTGGCAATCGAGAACCCCGTGGGCATCATGAGCAGCCTCTACCGGAAGCCCGACCAGATCATCAACCCGTGGCAGTTCGGCGACCCATACGAGAAGAAGACCTGCCTGTGGCTCAAGGGCCTGCCCCCGCTGGAGCCGACGGACGTCGTGGAGCCGAACCCGCGCATCTACTACGCGAGCGGCAGGAGCGACCCCGACTGGCACACGGAGACAAGGAGCCTGAAGGGCTTCGAGCGGAGCAGGGCGCGGAGCAAGACGTTCCCAGGCATAGCCAAGGCGATGGCGACGCAATGGGGTGACGAGAGGCGGCTGGCGGAGTTCGACAGCCAGCCAGCGCAGACACGAATGGAGTACGAATGAGCGACGGCAGGAAATGCGGCGAGTGCCGCTGGGCCGCGAAGTACGAGGGCAACGACGCCACGGACCCGTGGCTGAACGTCACGCCCGACATGCGCGGGCGGCTGAGGAAGTGCTGGTGCGTCTGCGGCCTCCCGAACGAGGCGCCGCAGGCTTTCGAGCTGGGGCAGGAGGCGGCCGCCATCCCCTGCGACTTTTGGGAGGAACGGTGACGCGATACGAGTTCAGGGCCATCGCCCGCATGGTGTACGGCGCCGCGATCCTCGTCTGCGACTGCACGGCGGCGCTCGTCATGGCGGCGACCGAGGCGGACAGGGACAAGGCACGCGAGCTGGCGGGCAAGGCCGACGAGGTGAGGCGCACGCTGGTGTGCGAGTACCGCGCGAACGGGGGCGAGATTGAAGCAGGCGAACGAGACGAGTGAGGGCGTGGCCGCCTACGCCATCGACTGGCGCGGCGGCCGCTACTTCGCCCGGTGCGAGGGCTGCCTCATGGAGTGCGAGAGCTACGGGAAGACGCCCGAGCTGGCGCTGAGGCACGCCCTCGACCTCGCGGAGTGCGACACGCGAACGAGGGAGGCCACCTTCGAGGCCCTGCGGGGCCTCGGGGGCAGGCCCAAGGCGCGAACAAGGAGGAACGCATGACCATAGAGTTCGGCGACTGGCGGCTGGCGCCTCGTGACAGCCGCAACTGGGAGCTGGAGCACCGCCACGTGGCTAGGGCCACGGGCAAGAACGGTGGCGGCACGGAGCCGACGTGGCACCGCCTCGGCCGCTTCTACCAGTACAACACCCTGAGCGAGGCGCTGCGCTACGCGACCGACTGCGAGCTGAAGGAGCTGCGCGGCGCGGAGGCGGAGGGAATCTGGGAGGCGCTGAGGGAGTACGAGCGAATCACCCGCGAGCTAGAGGATGCCCTTCTGGCGGCACTGAGCGGCCACAGCGGCCCGAAAGCATGACGGCACGACTAATTGCCCATATGGCGCGAACGAGGCCGCCTGAGAGCGGAGGGGGGAGGCGCGATTGATAACGCACCGCTTCATATCGGCTCGCGATCTCTTCCAGCAGGCCCGCGAGGCGAGCCGCGACGCCGAGCGAATCAGGCGGCAGCTCGTGGAGATGCGCGAGCGCAGCACGAGCCTCGGCGGCGGCGGCTTCGAGCCGAGGGTCAGGACGACGCCCGACCACGACTCGATGGGCACGCGCGTGGCGAGCATGGTCGACCGCGAACGAGCGCTGGCACAGCGGCAGGCCGAGGACTACGAGCTGATAGACCTCGCCTGCGCGGTCCTGTACGGCAGCGACGGCCGCGAACAAGGGCTTGCGCAGTTGGTGCCCGAGCCTTGGTGGGCCGACGTGCTCTGGTGGCGCTACCTGGACGACAGCACATGGGAGCAGGTCGGCAGGGCCGTGGGATACAGCAGCAGGCGATGCTTCGACGTGGCCCAGACGGCGCTGGACATAGCCGACGAGTACGGGCTGGCGAGGACGATCAGCGGGGTCGGCTTCGCGGACGACCGCGAACGAGACGAGAGCGAGCGAGACGCGCGAACGAGCGCGAACGAGAGGGAGGAAGCATGACCGAGAACGAGGCGCTGAGGGCCGCCGTGAACTTCGCCATCGGGTACATCACCTCGGTGGCGGGATGGGCGAGCCTTGGCTACGAGCGAGAGAGCGCGAACAAGGCCGTCGAGACGATACAGGGCTTCATGGAGGCCGCGACGCTCAGCAAGATGCGCGACCGCGAACGAGAGGCCGCGAGCGAGTAGCCGCGAACGAGACGCCCCCGGCTTCGGTCGGGGGCCTTTTTTGTGTCGTGGTTATGTAGGTATAGCCCGACACCGCCGAGTGGTAGATGGCATGTGGTAGACTTGCCGCCAAGAGCACCCGGGGGGGTTAGGGGGGGGTGAGGACCCGCCAGCGAGGGCGCGAACAAGACGAGATCTGCGGGGGCCGAAAGGCCCGCTTTTTGTGACTCGGCAATGTAGGGATAGACCGCCCCGCGCTATAGGTATATACTTATAGGCTAGGACGCCCGCGAACGAGACGCGCCCGCGAACGAGAAGGAGGCCGACATGCCCATGACCCCAGCGCAGATTCGCGCCCAGGAGCGCTACCGCAAGGCGAAGGTCGCGCAGTATAACCTGAAGTTCCACAAGGAGAACGACGCCGACGTTATAGCCGCCCTAGATCGCCAGGAGAGCAAGAACGACTTCGTGCGCCGCGCGATCCGCGCGTACCTCGCCCAGGGCGGCGAGTAGGCGCGAACGAGATCATACGCGAAAGCGAGGGGGCCAGCAACGGCCCCCTTCTTTTATGTCGGTGTTGTGTCGGGATAGCCATATATAGGGGATAGGGATATACTACAAGACAACGTAAACCCCAGAAGGAAGGGAACCCCAAAATGATCAACGCCGACAACAGCCTCGACATCATGGCCGCCCTCGACAGCGCCCTCGGAATCGAGGACGAGGCCACGGACCCGAACGAGCTGACCGACTACGACCTGGACGACGCCCTGAGCGAGGTCGAGCGCCAGATGGACAGCCGCGCCCCGATTTTTGACATTTTCCTCGCCCTCGCCTGGGACGGGTACGGGCAGGAAGACCAGATCTGGGACGCTATCTTCAGCGCCGCCCGCGACGCCCTCCGCGAATACGTAGAGGACCGCTGGCAAGAGCAGCTGGCCGAGGAAGACAGCGAGGAAGACGCCGAGTAGGCGAACGAGCGACGGCACCTGCGGGGGCCGCCCGCGCGAACGAGACGCACGCACACGCGAGAAGGGAACGAACATGGCGAACACGAACGACACCGCGAGGCTCCGCAGCCTTTACGCCGCCGCGCTTTTCTGGGACGCGATCGAGGCGGCCGCGAGCGCAGAGTGCCTGGACGGGGAACTCCCCGAGGCGGTCTGGGACGAGGCCGAGGAAAACGAGATCAAGGCGAGGGACGCCCTGGTCGACGCGATCAAGGGCCGCCCGCGAATCAACGAAACCCGCGCCGTCCGCCTTGTTTACGGGGCGAACACGTTTTACCACCTCGAGGAATACATCCCCGAATTGGAGGGGATAGCGACCACGGGGGCCTGGGCCGAGATCACCGGGCGCAGCGCATAGCCCAGGCGAACGAGAGACGCGAACGAGGACGGGGGCCGACGAGGCCCCCGCCTTGTGTCGCTATTATGTAGGGATAGACATATACATTGTATAGGGCTAGACTATAGCCAACGGCAACCCCGAGAGAAGGGAACGACGATGAAGAACGCACCGATCTGGGAGAGGGACGAGGGCTACAGCGGCGAACTCACCGCCCGCAAGAGCAGCGGCAACGCAGACCTCGCGGTGGTCATTTGCCCGCCCGACGTAGTAGGCAACGACGGCTGGCAGATACAAGTATTTGACGAGAACAACGAGGAAGCGATGGAGTACGGCGAGACGATCTGCCGGGTCGACCTCCCCCGCTGGATCGAGGAAGACGACGCCATCGCGACGGCAGAGGCGCTCTTCTTCTAAGCAAGCCAGCGAACAAGCAAGAACGAGACGGGGCGCGAACGGGCGCCCCGTTTTATGTCGGGATTGTGTAGGGATATAGCGATATATTGCAATAGATAGCGATAGCCCTATACTGAGGGCAACGGCAAACCCGAACGAGAAGGGACGAACGATGGGCAGATACGACGGCTCCCCGCTATACACGGACGAGTTCGAGTGGGCACTGGCGGTCGACGCGATAGAGAGGTTTCTGAGCACCCGACCGAGGACCCGCGAGGCGATGGAGGAACTCCACAAGAAGTACCGCGAAACCAAGTACGGCACCCCCGAGAACGAGCGCGTGGAGAGCACGATCGAGAAGGTGGGCGAGCGAGTAGCAGCCATAGCCGAGGACAACGCGAGCATGTTTGATTTTCGTTACATGGTCGCCGCGACCATGATGGGCTTCGATTTCTAGCAGCCAGCGAGCCGGGCGCGGTAGGAGGCGCCCGGCACCCGCTAACGAGAACCCGCGAACAAGCACGCGAACGAGAGAGGACAAGAACGATGACAAACGAGCAGATCATCCGAGCCGCCCGCATTTTGAACGGGATCACCGAGGACGCCCACACATACGCCCACTGGCACGAACTCGGCTACCAGGTAAGGAAGGGCGAGCACGCCGCCTTCAAGACCGCGATCTGGAAGTACGCCAGGGGCAAGGGGGCCGAGGCGGCCGCGAACGAGGACGGCGAGAACGCCGCGCCGGGCCGCATGTTTCTGAAGACGGCCCACTTCTTCACCCGCAGCCAGGTCGACCCGATCACCGAGGCGGCGCGACAGGCGGCCGTGACGAGCCAGATCTTGAACGCGACGCTCCCCGCATAGGGAGCGGGGACAGAGCGAGGAACCCAAGGGGGCGACCAGATGCGGCCGTCCCCGTTTTTGTCGATATTGTGTAGGTATAGACCGATACCCCTACACGATAGGGATATACATATAATGGAGGCAACGACGGCAACCCGAGGAAAGGGGCACGAAATGAAGAACCTGACGATCAACCTGACCGGGAGGAAGGCCAGCGAGCTTCTGGGCATTTCCAACCTTCTGGAGGAAAACGGCTACGACCCCCACGACGAAATCATGGACGAGCTGACGCATTACGTCTGGACCAACGGAGAGACGCTCTTCGCCCGCGCCCTTTTCGAGGGCGACAAGAAGGAGGAACGGTTTCTCCGCGAGCTTTTCCAGGACGAGCCGCTCAACGGATACCCCGACTTCTTCACCGCGCAAGAGGCCATATACGCCTGGCGGATCGCAAACCCGGACGCGAACAAGCTCCTCGAGCAGTACGCCCGCGAGGCGGAGCGCGACTACCAGAACCTTTACACGGCGGGGCAGTTTTCAGCAGCCGCCGAGATGCTCGCCGCGACCCTGCCCAACATTTGCAGCGAGAGGACAACGGGCCGCGAGAACCTCCGCGCGATCTATAAGGCATACGGGGTCGCTTGGTAGACCACGGCGCAAGAAGGACTTCCCGAGCGGGGGCCAGACGGCCCCCGTTTTCGTTTTATGTCGATGTTATGTAGGTCTATCACGATACACCCCGCATGTAGGGATAGCGCTATACTTAGGCCAACGTAAAGCCGCAAGGGAAAGGACCCCAAAATGCTGCACGACACCAAGATCACCCGCGAGATGGAAGCCATGTTTGAAGAGCTGGTTCCCAGCGTAGGAAAGGCCGAGACGGAAGCCGGGGAAATCCTCCGCGCGTTTGCCCGTATCCGCTACCGCTATTTGAACGACGGGGACATGATCGGCTGGGACTACGGCAACGAAACCTGCAACGCAGCCGCCCGCTACCTGATCAAGCACGTAAACGGCAAGCTGGCGCAGGAAATCAACCTGATCTGGGGCACGGATTACGAAGACGCATACGAGCGTTTTCTCACCGCAGCAGAGAAGCTCGTTTACCAGTACCTTCTCGAGCACCCCGAGGCCCGCACGAACGCGACCGAAGATTTGTGGGACTACCGCAAGCAGGAAGACCTCGACTGGTACCAGGACGAGGACGAGGACGAGGACGGCTGGGACTGGTAACGCCCCGACCGAACAAGCAAGCGAACGAGGCCCCCGCAAGGGGGCCTTCTCGTCTTCCCGAGACGGCCGCCCGAGAACGCCCGCCAGGCGGCGCCAGCCAGCGACAGAGGCCCGCGAACGACGGCCCCGCCCGTTTGCTCGACCCCGCGAACGACGGCCCCCAGACGGCCCGAGAACGGCCCGCCCGAGAGAGTAGGTTCACCCGCCCGCCAGAGCCTCGGCCGCCAGAGATCTCGGCACAAGTATGGCCCGACGGCCGCCCGCAAGAATAGGTCGGTTTTGTGTAGGTATAGCCCATAAGCCCAGCGCCGAAAAATGTTGTGGTAGCATGGCGCCCAACGAACACCCGGGGGGGTCTAAGGGGGGGGCGAACGGCCCCTCCTTTTTTGTTTGCCAGAGGCGCCCGCGCCCCGCCCGTTTCACCGACCTGGCGACGGCCCGCCCCGTTTTGGATCACGCCCGCCCCGCCCGCGCAAGATACGGTTCCCGCCCCGTTTTGCTCGACCCGCGCCCCGCCCGAGGGCAACAAGACGGCGCCCCGCCAACGGCGCCCTGGCGGCCGCAAACGGCGCCGCAAAATTCTCAGGATATAGGGCTAGACAGATACGAAAACCCGTGATATTCTGGGACGCAACCGGGGGGGGGTTAGGGGGGACCAAAAACCCGACGCCCCACGGGGTACCAGAGACGGCCCGCGCGGCCGTTTTTTTGTTCCGAGAATTGCACGCCGTTTCATAGCAGCGCACGCCCCCGTTTTGGTACAGATAGCATCGCAACGCGCAACGCGCCCCGGGTTTTGCTCGGGGTGTTTTCATTTGAGGGGGCGAGGGCGACGGGAAGACAGAACCCGCGCAAACGCAACGGCGCCGCCCGACGCAAGGCCCGCGCGACAATCAAGGCCCGAGGCGACGTTTGCGCCATTTGCGGCAAGCCCATAGACTACACGCTCGGGATGATCACGGACCCCCGCACGGGGCGACGGCGCCCCCACCCGATGAGCTTCGTGGTAGATGAGATAGTCCCGGTAAGCAGGGGCGGGGACCCATACGACGCCCGCCCCGGGGGCAATTGCAGGGCCGCCCATTGGATCTGCAACGCCCGACGGGGCGACGGCACACGGCGCCACGGCCCGACGGCGCTACCTTTGCCCCAGCCTTGGCCCCTGTGAGGCCACACAAGCCCGTTTTTAGGCCCGCACGGGCCGACAACGTATAGAAACCCATTAGGCACACATAGCGGCCGCAAAACGGCTTAGAACGGCCCGCAGCACGGCGCCGCAGCGCCCGCCAAGGGCCGCCCCGGGCCGCTCCCGTGCGCCCCCCAGGGGGTATCCCCCCACGGGCGGCGCGGCCCCCACAGGAGGTCGCAGGGCTTACACACCAACCCGCGCGTTTTGGGTGGGTGGTATTTCTGCGGCCCTGAGCCATCCTGTACAATCCTTCGACTTTCGGGAGGGCAAATGCCCAAGCTTTCCGTCTCGTACCTCGCCACAGACCAGCTCGTGCCCTACGTGGGCAACGCCAAGGAGCACCCCGACTGGCAGGTGGAGCAGATAGCCAACTCCATCGCCGAGTTCGGCTTCAATGACCCCATCGGCGTGTGGCACGACCCCGAGGGCCAGACCATCATCCTAGAGGGCCACGGCAGGCTTCTCGCCGCCCAGCACCTCGGGATGGCCGAGGTGCCCGTCCTCGTCCTCGACCACCTCAGCGACGAGCAGCGCAGGGCATACGTCCACGTCCACAACCAGACCACGCTCACCTCGGGCTTCGACATGGAGCTGCTGGAGAAGGAGCTGGCCAGCATCGACGGATACGACTGGTCGGACTTCGGCTTCGAGCTGGAGGACGTCCTGGAGGACCTGCCCGACTACGACCCCGAGGAAGACCAGGTGCCCTCGGTGCCCGCCGAGCCGCGCACCAAGCCAGGCGACCTGTGGGTCATGGGGCGCCACCGCCTGCTCTGCGGCGACAGCACGGACCCCGCGCAGGTGGCCCGCCTCATGGGAGGGAGAGAGGCCGACCTGCTGCTCACCGACCCGCCCTACAACGTGGCCTACAACCAGAACAAGGGCGGCGGCGAGTGGGGGCCGCAGGGCGGCAAAGCCCGCAAGGACGGCAAGATAATCGCCAATGACTCGTTCGCCGACGAGCTGGCCTTTCAGCGGTTCCTCGAGGACGCGCTGACAGCAGCTTACGGCGTGATGCGCCAAGGGGCCGCATGGTACGTCTGGTTCGCCGCCCTGCACGAGCCTGCGGTCCACGCTGCGCTCAACGAGGCTGGGCTTGAGGTGCGCCAAGAGATTATCTGGGTCAAGAACCACTTCACCCTCGGGCGCCAAGACTACCAGTGGATGCACGAGCCGTGCCTCTACGGCTGGAAGGGCGGCGCCACGCACTACTTCGCGCCCACGAGGTCCGAGGTGACGGTGGTGGACGACACCCCGAACCTCAACAAGATGAGCAAGCCCGAGATGCGCCGCCTGCTGCAGGAGTTCCTGCAGGGCGAGACGCAGACCTCGGTGCTCCGATACGACAAGCCGCTCGCCTCCGAGGCGCACCCGACCATGAAGCCCGTCCCGCTGTTCAGCCGCCTCGTGCGCAACAGCAGCAGGCGCGGAGAGGCGGTGCTGGACCTGTTCGGCGGCAGCGGCACCACGGCCATCGCGTGCGAGCAGCTGGGCCGTGACGCCTACCTCATGGAGCTGGACCCCGCCTACTGCGACGTGATCATCGAGCGGTGGGAGCAGCTGACGGGGGGCACGGCGACGCTCGCCAAGGAGTAGGGAGGCAGGCATGACCGAGGCCGAGAGGATATGCGCGACAATCCCCGACAGCCTGCGCCCCTTCGCAATCGAGCTGGCCGAGAACGTCATATTCCAGCGCGACAAGCTGACGCAGACCCGAGAGGCCATGCAGAAGCAGGGCGCCCAGCTCGTCGTGGCCTACAACAATGGCGGCGGCCAGCACGGCGTGCGCAAGCACCCCATCTACGAGGCTTACAACCAGCTCATGGCCAACTACCGCAAGAGCCTCGCGCAGCTCACCGACCTGCTGCAGCGGTACGGCATGGAGGACGCGGCGGCCGAGGACAGCCCGCTCGCCCGCATCCTCGCCAACGCCGACCTCGACGTGGACTCGGGCTTCTGATGCAGGGCAACCAGACGCCCACCTACAGCTGGTGCGGCTCGTACACCCGCACCGAGGGCAAGCTGGCCTGCAGCCTCGCCGACGCATACGGCATGCACCCGCACCCGTGGCAGCAGCGCGTCCTCTACGACTGGCTGGCGCTGGACGACGACGGCAAGCTGCTCAACAGCCTGTGCGTCCTGCCAGTGCCGCGCCAGAACGGGAAGACGGGCGTCAGCGACCCGCGCGAGACTGAGGGCCTTGTCTACCGCGGCGAGTGGATACTCCACACGGCCCACGAGTACCAGACGGCTAAGCTGGCGTTCGACCGCCTACGCGCCAAGTTCGGCACCAAGAAGAACGACCACGACGCAGCCTTCCCCGAGCTGAACAGGCTGGTGCGCAAGTACACCACAGGCGCAAACCAGATGGTTCTGGAGCTGACCAACGACGCCCGCATCGAGTTTCGCACGAGGGGCGGCAACGACGACGCGGGGCGCGGCGGCACCTTCGACCTCGTGGTCATAGACGAGGCCCAGAACTACACGGACGCCCAGGACGCGGCCCTCTCGCCGCTCAACTCGGCGGCACCGCACGGAAGCCCGCAGACGATCATGATGGGCACCGTGCCGAACCCCACCAAGGCGATGAAGGGGGAGAAGTTCGCGGCCATCCGCGGCTCCATGCACACGGACCCCTACGTCGGCGGCTGCATACACGAGTGGGGGGCCACGGAGCCAGGCGACCCGAAGGACGTGTCGCGCTGGTACGAGTTCAACCCCTCGCTGGGATACCAGCTCCTAGAGGCGGCCCTCATGAAGGACGCCCGCACCATGAACGCTGACACCTTCGCCCGCGAGCACCTCGGCTGGTGGCCCGAGACGATGGCAGCCGTGCGCCCGATAGACCCAACGGCATGGGCGGCATGCGCCACCAAGGACCCCAAGCGGGAGGGCATCGTCTGCTACGCGGTGAAGTTCAGCGCGGACGGCAGCATCGGCACCCTCGCCGCATGCCACAAGGGGGCCGTCCCCTTCGTCTACGTCGTCGACTCCCGCAGCCTGAGCCACGGCCTCAACTGGTTCGTGGACACCCTCAGCGGCGTTGCCGGACAGGCCGCCCAGATAGTCATCGACGGGCAGGGCAACGCCCAGACCCTGAACGACAGGCTACTGGCCGAGGGCGTGCAGAGCCGCGCGATCATCCGACCGAGGGCGACCGACGTGGCGACGGCGTGCGCGTCGCTCGCCAACGCCGTCAAGGAGCGCGGCGTCACCCACTACGCGCAGCCAGCCCTCGACGCCAGCGCCACAGGCTCGGCCCGCAGGCGCATCGGCACCACGGGCGGCTGGGGCTTCCAGAGCACGGACGAGGCCGACGCGACCCTCATCGAGGCGTGCGCCCTCGCGTACTGGGCGGCAATGACGACAAAACGCGACCCCGAAAGGAGGGCCGTCATATGGGACTGGTAGCAGAGGACGAGCAGACGCCCGCCTCGTACCCGAACGGCAGGGGCGGCAGGAAGGTCAACGACCTGCCGCAGCCCGACACTTGGAAGGGCGCCGACGAGATGCCGCTGGCCGTGGTCACGCCCACGGTGGCGATGCCGCTGGACATGCCGCCCAAGTGGCGGTGGGAGATAGAGGACCTCTACGACGTCTGGTACGGCCACCTGACGAGCAACCAGGTGCGCCGCGCCTACTACGACGGGCGCAACCGCCTGAAGGACCTCGGCATCAGCACGCCGCCCGAGCTGCTTAACCTCGAGGTCGTGGTGGGGTGGCCCAACAAGGCCGTGATGGCGCTCGCCACCCGCTCCCGATTCGACGGCTTCACCGCGGGCAGCGACGAGCTGCAGGCGATGCTCGACGGAATCAACCGACGCTCGCGGCTGCACACCAAGTACCGCCAGACCGTGGAGGCGGAGAGCGTCTACGGCTGCTCGTTCGCCACGGTCGGCATGACCGAGCAGGGCGCCCGCATCGACATGTGGGACGCCGAGCACGCCACGGCCCGCTGGGACGACGCCAAGGGCCACGTGGCCTACGGCATGACGGTGGAGGTCGGCGCCGACGGCTGGATGGCCCTCACTCTCTACGACGAGGAAGCCAACGTCAGGGCATGGACCGACGGCACTGGCTGGTCGTGGGAGGCGCAGCAGCACAGCATGGGCCGCCCGCTCATGGCCGCGTTCGCCTACCGACCGACGCAGCGCAAGCCCTTCGGCCAGAGCCGCATCACCCGCGCCGTCATGAGCATCACCGACAGCGCCGTGCGCTGCGCCCTCGGCGGCGACATATCCTTCCAGTTCGCGGTGGCGCCCCAGAAGTACCTCATCGGCG